TTCCCGCTCGGGGAATGATGGTTAGCTGTCCACTGCAATCCAGATGTGCACGCTCAGTCGTTCCGTCAGACATCGTCACGGAAAGTCGACGCGTGGACACTAGAGTGTCCATCGCTACACTGTTGACGATCTTAGTGTGACCACTGTTCTGAATCTCGAACCCTCGCGAAGTGCCGTTCAGGACTTCGAGGATTCGACCAGTGTCCGAACCGGAGGGACTCCTAGTGATCGTGATATCGTTCGTCCCCGTTTCAGTGATCTCAATGTCCTGAAAGGTTCCCTTGGCGTTGACGAACGTCTTGTTGGACAAGGTCTGCACCTTGTCCGTTCCAACGATCTCCTCACCTATGGCCAGGCCGTGAATGCCGTCATCGGCATTCTCGTGGTTCCTGGAATCCGCAAAGTCTCGGGCAGACGTGACATGCCGAACCCTAGCTCCGGCCGCATGAGAGACGGCAGAAGTGCCGTCAATTGCACGAACGATAGTGAGAGTCGTTCCCGCTGCACTACTGACCTGAACAAGCTCCTCAGTGAGGGTCTCGTAACTTAGAGCCAGAGTGTAAGGAAATGAGGTGGGCAGACCGATCGTGTCAGAGACGACACAAGTTGTCTGCCCGGACGTAATGGTTCCGACTAGCTGCTTCTCTGAAGCTGTCGAAGAGTAGAACCGAATAGTCATGACAGCCCCTAGGCGTTGAAGTTTTGGTAGCTCTCGAACAGGCGGAGCAGGCGATCCCTCTCCTCGTTCATTCGCTTGGTGTACAGTCCGAGGAAGTATTGTGATGCATTGGTTGCAGCACCAACGGGAACGAGAGGTGCACGTTCCGTCGCCTCAATGGACTGCTGCTGAAGTCGTCCAGCCTCATATGACGGCAGCATGCGCCAGCATGCTCCGTATGTGACCATGTCAATGTACCGTTCCGGATATCCCGTGACGGTAGCGAAGTCGTCGCCACCGCCTGACAGAACGGATGGAGCCCTCGTGTAGCTCACTCGAATGTTCCTACCGGGAGTGACCTGATCGAAGAGCTGGATAGTCTTACCAGTTGGCGTTGGAGTCGGCTTGACCTGACCTGGCGTAGTGGAAGCCATGGTGTTGAACCGCCACTTAGTGATGGGCTTCCAGACACCGGAAGGTCCAACAGTGTTGGCCGTAACCTTGTAGATGTTGTCTACTTCTGCCGGAATAGGGTACTCATACCTTGCAGCAAGGTAGGGGAACTCGTACTGGCCGAAGATGAACAGGTCCGGATACATGGCAACAATCGTGTCATTGATTGCCTCTTTGATCCGGACCCTCGGATAGCGAGGGTCCGCTGTCACGATGTCATTGGTTGCATGGCTGGCTGCCACGGTCCCTTCGGCCCCTCGACCGTTAAGGCCAGCCATGACGTTAACCGTACCTGTGGTACGGTCGTAGTTCTTGACGAGAATCATCTCGTCACCGATCTCAGTGAGGCCACTAGACAGGTTGGTCGCCGTTCCGGGATCAACCATGAATGTGGTAGAGGTGGCCGTCATCGGCTGAACCAGGAAGCTGATAGCAGCTTGATCACGAGTGTAGCCAAGAAGCTGCTGCTTTACTCGTTGAACAATGTTGTCAAACGTGACAGCCACGCTCTCTCCTTAACCCATCAGATATCCGTTACAGGTAACGGATCCGGTGCCGGCAGCGCCGGCAGTGTATACGAGTGTAATGTCGTTCGCACCAGCCTTAACTATGACGTCGGTCGTAGTGGAGCTCGCTAGTGCGGTAAGCGCTAGGCCCTGTAGGGTCATGCGCGCAATCACCGTTCCGTCTGGATCGGAGGCGTCTGTTCCGCTAATCGAGACTGTGGGATTATTGGCCCCAGCCACAGTGATCGCCCCAGATATGGTAATGGTCCCCGTGTACCACTTCCCTGCCGGAATGGTGACAAGGTTGCCGGATGTGGTAAGTGATGCGCAGCGGATCTCGTCTTGATTGGGTGCTCCAGGAAACATTAGATCTCCGCCCAGGTGAGAGTCATATTCCAGCTCTGGTCTACGTCCCCCGCTGCGGTGCGGAGCACGACCCCCTCGCCTTCCACTAGATGGAAAGCGGGGGAGTTTGGAGGTAGCTGAACGTCTTGAGTGAATCCGCCTGAGCCGCCCGAGGCGGTGATGGCGGGGGGAACATTGAATAGCGCCGCACCCAGAGTGACGGTAGGATTCCCGATACGCACCTCGGCAACCGGATCATCCTGGGAGGTCTTCAGTTTCGCCACAGCACTATCCGCCTGAAGGGTTCCGGCGCTTGCTGCGGTGATCCGGAACCCTCGCATCGGCTCGGGTGATGTGGCAGCAGCAGTTGCCACCACGCTGACGAAGGCCCCACCAAGGGCCAGGATCTTGCCGGACCCGACCGGATTGAAGAGCGACAGGAAGTTGTTCGCTGCCACCACTCCGGCCTGGTTCGACACGCTGAAGATGTAGCCAGACCCGAAAGAGGATGCTGGCTGCACGACCACAGGGACGGAAGGGGAAGATGTAACGGAAATAGGCTGACCAGTGATGGCCACATCCTGCGTACCGGATGGCGTGCTGGTCACTGTGCCAGACACGATGAGAGGGTTGTTCTCAACCCTCACTACCTGCTCGGCCATTAGTCTCCTTGGCTAGCAGTTACAGGTCATCTCCTCCTGAATGCTGCTACTCCGCAGCCTTGATGGCTGCGTCCACCTTAGCTCTAGTGGTCCCTTCAGGCTGCAAGCCCTGACGAACAGCGGACTCATAGTGGTCTAGCTCTGAGTCCCACGCCTTTTGGCGTGTGCCGTAGCTGTCGTTCACGTGAGGCGAGAGCTGGATCCCCTTGGCCCGAACGCACTCACCGAAGGACTCATGGTCCTTCGTGAGGCATCGACTGGAGCAGTTCTTACCTTTCGCCCGGGAGGCCGATCGCTTCGAGCGCGGCATACGGGATCACCACCGTCTCCGTCTGGGGAGCAAGAGTCATGTCCCACTTCAGCTTGATGAAGTCTCGATAGACTGCGAGTACCTCGCAGCCTGAGATGGTGCGTCCACCAACACTCACATTGATGAGCTGGCCAACAAAGAATGGGGTGTCGACCTCGGTAGCTACTTCACGCTTGGCGGGGGGCATTAGTCGTTATCTCCAATAGAGTTAGTGGTGTAGATGCCCTGCTTAAAGGCGTCATGGTTGGATCGAAGGTCAGCCTGCCTGTGGCCACGCATCGCCTCGAAGAGCTTCGTCTCCTGGATGCCCTTCTCGTTGTTCTCAATGTTGATGGTTGCGCCACCCGGACCGCAGATCATACAAGGATGCGGGTGGTCGTACAGCGGCGAGCACGGAGACTTCGCCGGATCATAGTTGTAAGCCATTACCGATCCTTCTGGTAGAGAGCGGTGTAAGAGTTGAACCACTTGTGTGCTAGGTACTGGTGGCCATCATTGTTGGGGTGAACGAGATCAGCGCCCACAAAGGCGCTGGTGTTCTGTGGGGTGATCCACGGTTCCCCATTGTCGTAGACGACCCTCTCGTACTGGTCATACGTCTTTCCGCTAATCATGTCCACGAACGGGATATCATTAGCGAACGCGACACTCCGAAGAGTGTCGTTCGTCATGGTTGGACTAAGGGTTGGAGCTCCAGTCGGGGACCAAACACCACCCATGATGACGTCAACATTAGGGATGCCAGCCCTCATCGCCTTGATGCACTGGGCAGCTCCCGCCGCAATGGCGGCGAGGCTATCCGGGTTGGTCGTCTGATCGTTGTAGCCGGCCCACATGATAACCGCGTCAGGCTGATATCTCACCACATCCCGCTCAACCCGATTAGGTAGGGTTGCGAAGGATCCAGGCGTGATATATCCAGTTGATCCGCGACTCTGATCCCACGTGTCTGGAGCATTGATCAGTCGACCAAGACGCTTGAGCCAGGTACCCTGACCCGCTCCAGTATTCTGACCTGAACCGTCGGTGATCGAGTCACCAAAGCCCATAATCCGTGGGCCACGCAGTAGCGTTGGCCACACGGTGTCACCCGGCGAGGTGAACACACCGCCGAAAGGCATAGTCGTAACCTCGAACCGAATCTTCCAAATACCAACGGATCCGAGATCCACCTTGAGAACATTGGAAGATCCCACCGCTGGTGGGCCAGGCACTGCAAC